TTATGATGGAAAAAGTAGACCAGTAAAAAAGTTTATGGGTAAAAATAAAAAGTTTATTTATGAACGAACCTCTACATCAAACAGTGTTCAGTGTGGAATTGAATCGCCAAAATTGAGATTTATATACTATTTCAACCCTAAAAAAAGAGAACAAAAAAGAAATGAGAATCTATTATAACACCGACAAGTCGTGCGACATAGTGAACGACAACAATGTGCTTTTCCACTTGCATAACGGTTGCGTGAAAGTCATCGGGCGAGTGTCATCCAATTGGAAACATCATCGAAAGCAAAGCAATCGATTTCCTTCCCGATATTCGCGCTATCGTGACCTGATAGTCGCGGCCATAATGAATGAAAAAATGTAAAATCTGCAAGGAGTTTTTTGAACCGACATACTCATCACTTCAAACCACTTGCACTAAACCTCAATGCATCATATCATATGCAAAAAGAGTCGAAGAGAAAAAATCAAAGCGTGAAATCAAAGCAATGCGCGAACGCGTTAAATCAGTCAGTCACTGGCGACGAGATTTGCAACAAGCATTCAACGCCTACGTCCGAGAGCGAGACAAGCACCGACCTTGCATCAGTTGTGACAAACCGCTCGTCGGCAAATTTGATGCGGGTCACTTCTACTCGGTGGGTTCTTATCCGAACTTGAGATTCAATGAGGACAATTGTCACGGTCAATGTGTCGAGTGCAACCAACACAAGCACGGCAACCTCATTGAATACTCGTTGCGACTCCCTGACCGAATCGGGACAATTCAATACAATCATCTTCATCAAATCAAAAACGACCCTTTGAGACTATCACTTGACGAAATCAAAAACCTCATTCAATACTATCGTAAACTCCTAAAATCACTCAAATAATGTACACCGAAAACGAAATCATCAAATTGATGCAACTCCGAGAAAAACGTTGGGAATTGCTAAGAAAAAACGACGCATTGAGCGAGTCACAAGTCCGCACCAAACTCAACAAAGTGAATACTTCGCTTTACAAATTAACTGGCAAAAGGCAATACCTATGATTGCGTCCTTTACATACCCCGAATACCTCAACGAGGTCGCTGATGTCATCGGTCGGATGCGAAGCGAATCGAATGAGGAGTTGCGTACACTATTCCCTGAGTTTTCACGGGGAACACAAGAGGACAAAATCAGTCGATTTGGAGTGCTCTGCGAGATGGTGTTTGCGTACTATCTCCAAAAAGAGGGGAAACCGTACACAATGGGCGTGCTCCTCGGCGGCAAACCAGTGCCCGAACCCGATGTCATTGTCGGTGCAAGTCGTATCGATGTCAAGTGGATGAGCGGTGATGAGTTCCGGGTGAACACCAAAGCACACCGCAAAAAGTCCGACGTCACTCACTATGCATTTATTCGAATTGCCGCACCTAATTACGCGAAAATGTGGGTCATCAAATATGACGAGGTGAGCAAGTGGGAAGAAAAAACATCATTCACGCCGTTCCTATTCAAAAAGATAACCGTCTAATGGTTCGACTTGACTACAATCCGATTGAAAAGGTGCTCCGTATATGCGCGCAAGAGTACATTTTGGACGATGGTTTCATCACAATCGGTTCGAATCTCTCCGAATCAATGGCGCATTTGTTTGCCGATTACGTTGACGGCGTTGAACTCGATGACGAGACTCGCGCAAGCACCAAAGCAATGCGGTCAGTATTCAACGAATGGCGTGCAAATATGTACGACGACGATTATTGAAAAAAGACGAGGTCAATCAATAACGCCAGTGCGCCGCCGCCCATAGTGAAAAGAAAGTCGGCCATATTAAACCGACGACCTTGAGATGAATCGAGGAATTCTTTTGCGAAAGCAAAAAGGGCGCAGATGATTATACAACTTACTGGAGTCATTAAAGTCCAAGCAAGCGCGTAAATCATAAAACCCGCAACAAAATGTTGCAATTTATCAGGGTGAATCATACTTGAAAGTGTGGTAAGTCCTTAAACGATTTCCATCGACCTCCCCATTCAACATCGGGATATTGAATCGCGACGATGTGGGCGAACTTCTCAAATAACTTAGGCGACCAGTCGAGTTTGCCCTCTTTAGTTTTGAATGCGATGTCGAATGCTTTGGATGGATACGAATTGTGTTTGCCTCCGCGTTTGATTTGGGTGACAATTCCACCGGGTTTCGTTCGACCTTTTGCATATAACTCAAGTTGTTCCTCAGGAGTCCGATAGGTGCAAGTCAAAAAGGGTTGAGGCAACTCAGGATTGAGCGCGGCGAATGCCTTCGACCCATCACGCCAACACTTTTGGAGTAAAGGAACGCAGTCCTCAATGTTTCTACTCGGCATTGGTCAACTTGTTGATTGTGTTGTCCTTTAAAGCACTCGATTTCGATGAACCGACGTAGTATGAGAAGATGCTTGCTCCGATGCTCATAATCGCCCCAAAGCACATATCCGCGAGGCGTTGATTCTCCTCGGGAATCACGATAAACGTGAGCGTCATTATTGTCGTGATGAGTAGCAAGAGACCAGTAATCACAACCGCCGCCATCAACCAGTCGCGACCTCCAGTCGTTTTAGTGTATTCGGCCTCCCTTAATCGTGCCGACGTCCTATCTTCGACCTCGGCCTTGTACGTCTCGAGTTCGTTTTGCACATCGATTCGATGCATCTCGAGTTCCCATTCCAACTTGTATTTTTCAAACTCAAGAGCAAGTTGACGATGTGCCTCACTTTTTTCCTTGTCAGCGTTCAATAATTCTCCAACTCTCTCGATTGCTTCGACCCCGGTCACGTCTCCGACTATCTTGAGCACATCACCCGCAACTGGTTTGACCTTCTCGCGGATAAACGTTCCGAATTTTGAGTCGGCGATTCGCTTTCCAAGTGGTTTTTTTTCACTCATTTTGGTTTGATGATGAGGTTGAATATACCCGTCAATATAGACTTGTAATTCGTAAAGATATAGATAAATATCTTTTCACCCAAGAGCGTCCCGATAGGTACTAAATACTGCGAAGAGTCGCCCAAGTTGTTCGACTTGCAATAAAGTGAAACCATATAACCTGAGAATACACTCATTCCGACAACCGCCAACCATTGAATGACGGTGAGTGCTCTTTTTTTGTAAATCTCATACGACAATTTTCCAAGTAGTCCGATGCTCATACCGATGATATAAGTTGATTCCTTTGTAAAATACTGACCTATCTCACTTAACGCGTTTTTCATCTGCCTTTTTGCATTTATCGAGGAGACTTTGCTCATATGCTTTCAAGACAACGAGCATCTCTTTTCGCTTATTAACGGAATTTTTCTCGTTTTTCATCGCGGCAATTGTGAAAGTCGATAGTCGTTTGAGTCTTGACTCATCGCCGTGTTGCCTCGGCTGAAAATATACGACGCGCTTCCTTTTCGCATTTGAATCGGAGGTCGTTGCGGCCATTGATTATTTGAATACTCCGGGAAGAGATTCGAGTTCGCGCACAAGTAATCGACCATCACCGCAGTATAATACTCGGCGTTTGCTTTTGCGCGGTTGAGCATATCTTTAAACACGACGTCCGACACTGGCGTCGAGTCCTCACTTTGACGTTGAACAAGAGTCCCGTTGTCGACTTTATATGTCAATGACGGCAACGCTTCGACCATTGTCCACCAAAGGACAACTCGACGAGCATAGTCATCCACGAGCGTTTGATAGTCGCCCGCGAGCGTATTGTTCGCGATGTCATCCTTTAACTTGGTGTATAGTGACGTTCCCAAGTATGCACTCAAATACTTATCTTGTGACAAGTAAATAGATGGGTAAAGTAGATTCGGGTCAACCGCTCCGTTGATAGTCGTGTATTTTTTGACGTAAACGTCATTTATGAATAGAACCTCGGCCATTATTCGTAAGTGTATTTAAGTGATGCGTGATTTTTCATTGACCAAGGTGTTTGACCCTCGATGCCTTTTTGCGGGACATATGGATTGTTGCCGACTCTCTTGTCATTTTCGAGTCCTTTGTTCGGTAGTATACGACCGTTTTCGTCTCGCTTTCTCATAAAGATGAGGCGTTTGAATGCGTGCCTGCAGAAGCAACCGCCTTTAAAGGTGAAAATGTCGTAAGTGCTTGAACCTGAGGGTGCAAACTGACCATTCACACCGTTGTCGCTCATTTGTTGAATGTCCTCATATCTAAACACTTTACCCTCCTTGGACATCGAAACCATTGCGCGACAAAAGTCCCGTGATTTTTTGCTCACGTTCGTCGTGTAGGCATAGCGTAACTTATACAACCCAGTGTCACCCCATTGTGATTTTCGGTCGCCGTTCGCATAAGAGTCATATGACGCCAGTTCGAGCGATTGAATCTTGTTAATTGCATCGACCTCCTCGTCGTGTGTATGACAAGCATCCTCCTCACTCACAAGTTGCCATTCGTTCAAATCAATATATTCACCGCGTTCGGTCATTGCCTCAATCCAATACTTTTCATCCTCGTCACTCATATCGATGTCACGAACTTTCGACATTGTAACGGGTGTGACGGATGCCGTGACAACTGGTTCGGGTGTTACAACCTGAGGACTCAATTCAATCGGTGTGTTTGGAATCACGTTGATTTGAATGCCCTCCATCTCATATGAGAGAACCTCGGTGAATGCTTTTGCAAGTCGTCGTTGAGCGGGTTCAATCACTTGGGTGTTGAATATCTGCAATCCGATTTTCATCTCGTCGCTATTCGACCCGAAACCACTCTCCGCACGAATTCCGAAGATGAGAGGAGTCGTCACCCGGTGACCAGTGAGGACTTCGGTGCGCGATGCCTCACTCAAAAATTGATATTGCTTGTCTGCATCGGAAATCGGGAAAGCGGTGATATCGGGTTTCGGAGTGTCACGCTCGTTGAATGTCATAATAAACTTTCCCGCGTTGCGCTCACCGCTTAACTTATTCTCCCAATCTCGCATCATCGCGCGTTGTTGGTCAGGGTCAGGAGACCCGCCGAAAAACGAAACGATGAACGAGGGGAATAGTCCGCTACTGATATTATTGACGTGATAAATTCCGATTTTTTTCGAGAGTTCGATGTAGTTGACCGCTGACCAGTAATCCGGGCGCGGATAAGTTTGACCGCTTGTATAATAAAACGACCAATATATTTGACGAGGTTCCCTTGTCGCCGTCAGTGGGTTATACTTGGGAATGAATGTCGGCTTGTTTTTTTTCTTTTTAGGAGCAGACCAGTCATCCGATTGATACACTCCGATGATTGCCTCGTCCTCACCTTCAATTGCCATACGACACTCTTCAAATGGAATGTGGTTTATCTTGGCAATGCTCAACCTATCAACCGAATAAATCACCTCAATAAAAAACCCGCCGTATTTTTTCAAGTCGTGCGAACAACCATAATAAACGTCATACGTTCCAAGCGCATCAACACGAGATTGATATTGTCCCGCGTCGATTCCTTTGCCCGCAATCATATCACCGATTGAGATGCATAGCGACCCGTGAATCGGTGACGTCTCCGCGAGTGAACGCAAGTATTGAGGAAATAAATTGTCGACGCCAAACGACACGAAACCCGCTCGGTCGGTCTTTTCGCTCGCGCTCACTGGCGTATAGTCCGAGAGCATTAAATTAACCACGTTGTTGCTATCCATTGTATATGACGTCGTTGTTGATTGTTATGTTCGGCAAATCGTAATAAGTCGCCGCGTCGGTCATATCACACCAACCAATTTCGCACAAACCGACAACCGATTCATCCGTTGGGTTCGTGTTATTGCTTGAGTTTTGACCATATATATAATATCGATACCGACCCGCCAAGGTCAACGATACCGTTGTAATTGTCAAAGTAGTTATTCGTTGCGACTCACTCACGATGTTTCCGACTTGCGCTAAAGATACGCCAGTTGTCGAATTCTCCTCGTGTGTCAACACAACTAAATAATGAGTGAACGCGGTTGAGTAATACTGACGCGCCTCGTCGAGTGACAACCGAATGGTTTGGTTCGCCGTATTTGTATTCAGGTATATCATCGCGTTCGTTTTTTAGGTTAAAAAAAAAGGAGAGGAGTTGACCCCCTCCCCCTTTTCAAAGGTACTACTCAAAGCAAGTATTATGGCGCGGGCGACCAAATTGTGATGAGAGGGAAATTCTCAAAAGGTACTTGGTCTGCACCGTATGGTTGTAGGAAATCAGGTTGATTCGGCTCTTCCGCAGTCAATGTGATTTGGTATCCATTGAGGTCAGCGCGTGCCTTACCACTTCCGAAAGTTCCCGCAGTCAAAAAGCATCCGTCTTGACGGCCGACCATCATAATTTGGTCATCGAACAAGCGAACAAACGCAACGACGCGAGTCTTGGCAAGTTGCTCGAGTTCGGCTTTCTTATCCGGGTCGAGTTTGCCGAGTGTCATCTCAAGCGTGTGAGTATAGTACAAAGTACCATTCTCAAGGTTTGCATTTGGCGCAATGGTCACGCCACCAGTGTTGCGGTTTGCTTCATAAGGGAAGAGCGTCGCGCTTGGCAAGTCGGTTATGATTCCGCTTGTAAACTCGATGCCGCCAACCGCAAAATCTTGATAATTGCCTATATATATCTGCTTGATGCCTCCGACTCCCTCGTTGCACGAAAGCAAAAAACCACGGCTTAATACACAACTCATTTTTTTAAAGTATAAATGGGGAGGCATTACACCTCCCCGTTATTATTAGAACCAAGTCGAATAGGCGGCGATTTCGCTACCGAAACCGTACTGACAACCCGCAAAGAATTTAGCAGAGAAACGAACGTTGTCCTCACCGAATTGTTGCATCGGAGCGACAAGGATATTGTTCCAATCGCTGAGCACGTTAGTACCGAACCATAAGTTCGATTTGCGTGACATCACCATTGTAGACGCTGGCATTCCCGCGCAAACTGCAATCGGATAAAGACCCATAAACAACTTTGGAACCTCAGCACCGCCGAAAGTGTACCAACCATTGCCCGCCGCCGCGTTTGCATACATATACTTTTCCCAAACATCAGCAGACATATAAATTGTCGGCTTCTCATTTGCTTGCTTTACTGCCTGAGGCAATTCAGCAATCAACAATTGCAATTTAGCAATTACGTTGGTTGAATCGATTGCAACTGGTGAGGCAACAAAGTTGATGTCGCCGTCTCCGTCAGCACCGATGAGTTGCAAAAGACCATCATATTCACCCGCAGTCGCACCGTTACCAGTCCAAATGAGTTGTTCGTTCTTTTGCGCCATACCTTCGAGCATTGTAGCGATTACGTTCTCAGTCACCAAAGTGCCAAGGTCGCCATTCTGCGCGTCGCGAGACGTCCAGTCGTCAATGAAATCGTTCAAACACAAGTTGCGTTGAACTTGCAATTTTTTCAATTCGAGAACGCGGTCGTTCAAGTTGATTGTTCCCGTTGGGGCGAAATCACAAGTTGCGTTTGCAAAAGACACATCATCAGTGATGCGTTTCACAACTGCTTTGTAATCGATGTTTTCTTTAAACGTTACCGCGTTAACGGTGTCGTTTGCAAGGAAAGTAGCACGAATGTATTCGCCTGCGAACTTTCCCGCGTAGGTTGTTGGGTTGTTAACTGTTGTTGCCATTTTTATGTGCTACTTTTTATTGATTTTCTAAGTTAAACGCGATTCTCTCCTTGAGAGTCATTTGCGCGTATGGTTTCACTGGTGTTGAATCAACCGACTTGGTTGCTTTTTTCAATTCAACTTTTGACTTTACCGACTCGACTGCGGGTGCTTTACGCAACGCGCTGAGTTCGGCTTTCAAAGCATTCAAATCAGTTGATGACTTTTCGCTCTTGCTCTTCTCGATAGCGAGTTGAGTCTCGAGTGTGGCCTTCTCACCCTCCAAAGCACTCACGCGATTTGAAAGTGATTCGATTGCCGAAAGCAAATCATCCGATGACATCTCTTGCTCGGTTTCAGGCATTCCCATCTCGGCGATTTTTGAATCTTCACCGACAACGATGACAACGCCGTCCTCCATTTGATACTCACCCGCAACGCAAGGAATCATCGCCCCGGTTTCGTCTTTTGTGTAAACGTCAACACCGATGGCAAACGCCTCGGCACTGGTGTAGATATCGCTTCCGTCCATCAACTTGCTTGCAACCTCGAGAGCAACTTGCTCGCTTAATTGAATGCCGTGTGTCGATGGGTCGATATTGTGTTTGGCGAAAATCGCCTTAATTGAATCGCGAACGTTCATCGTGTTTATTTTGTCAATGAACGGAATCGGGTTGACTTTCCCCTCCGTGTTGCGTATGTGCGACATAGTTGCAAAAAAAAAGAGGTCAACCGACCTCTCCTTTTAAACCCTTTTTTACATCATTTAGCAATTTATCCAAATCACTCAGCAGTGACTCAATCGACATAGTAACGGAGACTTCATTGAAAATCCCCTCGATGGAGAAACCTTTGACCGCTCCACTCTTTACATCATTCCAAATGTCAGCATCATCGACTTTCATTCCGAGCATCCAAGTGCCGACTGGT